GCTATGCCTTTTCCTTGGAGATAACCGTGGAAGCCCATTGCTCCAAGACCGACTGAACGCTCTCTGTATGCTGAGTATACAGCTTTTCCAAGTTCTTCTGGTGCGTGGTCAATAAAGTATTGAAGCACGTTGTCCAAGAATCGGATAAGGTCTCCAACCATGCCGCTTGATTTCCACTCGTCGTATTTTTCGAGGTTGACGCTGGAGAGACAGCAGACTGCTGTGCGTTCTTCACTTGTTGCGAGATGGATTTCGTTGCAGAGGTTAGAGCCATTAATTGACAATCCAAGCTTTCTTTGAGCTTCCGGTAAGCCTTTTCTGGCTGTGTCGATAAAGTTAAGGTATGGACTGCCAGTTCTGAAGCGAGCTTCAAGGATTCGTTGCCATAGTCTGCGAGCCTTGACTGTATCTCTGACAATTCCTGTATGCGGGTCTGTAAGATTGAATTCTCTGTCATTAATTACACTCTCCATAAATTCATCTGTGATGTTCACAGCATTAAATAAATTGAAACACTTGCGATTGATGTCCCCACCAGTCGCCACTTTAAAACTAATAAACTCCTCTATGTCAGGATGGCTTACGTCTAGGTATGCGGCGTAGCTTCCCTTCCTTGTCTTCCCTTGTTTGTACGCTGTCATCTGAGCGTCCACCACTTTCATGAATGGGATTGGTCCCGGAGCTTTGTCGCTGATCCCTCTCACATCTGACCAGTGCCCACCCACACCGCCGCCCTTTACGGAAAGCCATGCTACTTCACCATTATGCTCAATAAGGCTATCAAGATTGTCCCCCACGTAAGTAAGGAAACAACTAATAGGCAAGCCCCGATTGTTTCGTACATCGTCAGGTGCGTTCGACAACACAGGTGACGCAAACATAAACCAACCTTTTGAAGCATAGTCGTAGATACGTTGTGCCAAGTCAAGGTCATCATTGCAATAAGCCACTGAAGCACGTGCAAAGGCTTGCTGAGGACTGTCTTCATGCTCAAACATATAGTAGTCCTGCATGAGTTTAATCGCTTGATCACTAAGTCTAAGGTCTCTTTCATAATCAATCGTTATCCCAAGATATTTCGTCATCTAATTCTGTCTCCAGTGCATCGAAGTTATTTTCAATCTTATCTACAAAACGGTTGACAAGGTCTTCTGAAGTGATCTCAAGTAACTCCATCAGAGTCACTTCCTCGACACGTTTTAGTTTTTCCATCAGGTCTACAAGTGTCATACCGAACCTATTAGTTTACACGATTTCTATTAATTTGTCAAGATAATGACGGGCTTTTTCTAAGTCATGTTTGCCGCCTTTATCCTCCCATCGAGCAATGTATTTGATAACATTACCCCATATAAATCCCTTGAATGCCTCTTCAGACATCCAAGACTCCATTGCACTCCAAGGCTGAATGTCTTTGGAGACGTAATGGTCTCCGCCAACTTGCCTATTCTTGGCGAAGTTGCAGTCAAATTCTTCAGCCATCTCAGTAAGATCGATCATTTCTTTACAAGCTCCATAAAGTGTTCTAAGTCTACAACAGCCAACGGCTTTGCCCTATCTTGTTTGATCACAACTAAAGGCTCATGGTTACTGTGTCCAGTTGCTTGGACATAATAATTGTATACTGCAATCTTTGCTAGATTCTTACATTCCACAGAATATGGAAATAATCGTCTAGCCGCAGGACTCAGTTGAACGTCCTCACCACCAGCGCCCATCGATGTACTTCTAACATCATCAGGTTCAAGTGAGGGGAAAGCATCCAGTATCGAGTCTCTGACAGCTTGCTGAAGTCTTCTCCCTTTCGCCTTGGCTGACTGAGGTCTGATACCGGTGCTTTTCGTAGCCCCGCTTGTACGCTTTCTTGCGGTCTTTGTAGACCTTGCTTTTGTTGAACTTGCCACTATGTTTAGCTACCAAGTTCCGGTGGTGTGAAGCAGTCATCTTGAGTCCTTAACATATACAGTAAGTGTCCATTTTCCATCGCCCGGTCTTCACCAAGCTCTTCTACGATAATAGCCCACATCTCTGCTTCTGTTTTGCCTCTCAGAAGTTTGTCTGCTTTCTTCTCCCCGATCCCTCTAACACCGATAATATTATCTACAGAGTCCCCGGTAAGAAATTGTTTATAGAAACTCAGAAGCCCGTCTTCTTCAGTCACGTAGTATTTGTCTTTCTTCACGAAATTGTAATGCCATCCTGCAACCTGATTCAGGTCTTTGTCAAGCGTCACAATAATAGAATCGTCACCTAATTCAGTCTGTCGGATTGCAAGCATATCGTCTGCTTCGATCCCTTCATTGACGGTGGCGCTCCATGCAGTGCACAAATATTCTCTCAGTAACTGATAATGAACAGGCTTCTCTGTTCCTTTCCTATTGCCCTTATACGGTGTTGTGACAGCATAATCATTACGGAAGTTTGTCTTCCCGGTCAAATGCAGTTCCCACGTTTGCACCTGTGGCAGGTCTAGAAGAAGTAAATCCTCTAGAAACCCTGCCATTGTAGTGATGGCGACACTCTCAGGTTCGTTGTTGGTGGCAAAACCAATACGATAGTTAAGAATGTCAGCATCAATCAGGGCGTGATTCATTATAAAACGTCTGAATCGTCATCCAGATCATCAGAGACACCTTCGCCTTCATAGGCTACGAGCTCTTCAACAACGAGCTTCTTCAGTGAAGGTGATAACCCTTCCTTATTCTTAAAGTTCCAAGCATAGGAACCTACCATTGCAATCGCTTTAGAGCCATTGCCGATAGAGATGCCTTCAATGGCATCACCATCACGGTCATAAGCACGGATAGGGTTAGTGGACTTACAAGTGATAAAATACCCCTTGTCTTCCTTCTGCCGTACAGCTAAGCCCATGTCTTCAAGAGCTTGGACTGCAGGGTCTGAGAGGTTGCAAAGATCAACCTGATACTTGCCTGACATGTCGTTAGGCTTGTCCAGATAAGCCCACATGATGTCGGCTTTGACTTTTACACGCTGAGTATTTTCCATACCATTCTCCTTTTGTTGGTGGTATACTAATATTATACACGAATTTTAGTGAGTGTCAAACCAATTTTGACCTATTTTACTTTCTGCGTCTACTGGGCATCGAAAGCCCAAGGTAATCCCGGCTTGTGAGGCCGCATCGCACATGATTTGTGCAACTTCTTCACCATGTTTCTCCGCTGTTTCAATTTGTATTTCGTCATGCACAAACGCAACTTGCTTGACAGGGATCTGTCTTTGCCTAAATACTTTGTGCGCTTCGATACACCATTGCTTGGCAATAATAGCACCGCATCCTTGAAGGAGGCTGTTGAGTGCGGCGTGGTCATATCTGACCAGTATTCTTCTACCATCCAAGCCCGGTACATACCCTTTTGCCGCCACTTTCGCAACCTTCTCCATAAGTTGTTGTAGCTTAGGGGTGTTACGATAAAAACGAAATAGAATTTCATTCCCTTCTTTCGCCCCACCTCCAACAATACTGCCAACTTTTCTTGGACCGGCCCCGTAAAGAACTGCATACTGCAATGTTTTAGCTTGTGGCCTTGTGAGACCGGCGGCTTCAGCGTTCTTCTGATGGATGTCCCCATTCAGTAACTCCTCTGTCCATTCATCATCCTGCATGTAGTGTGCAAGGCAACGTAACTCAATCCCTGCAAGATCCGTGCCAACTAACACATTACCATCATCGACAGTCCATAATGAACGTATCTCCTGCCCGTATGGTTTGTTCACTGAAGGAACCTGTCCCATATTAGGACTACGATGCGTCATTCGTCCTGTGACTGCACCATTGGTGATGATGCCTCCATGTACACGAGATGTCTTTTCATCGACATGTTTTAACCATGAGTCGATCATAGCAACACGTTTCTGTATCATCAAGTATTCTGCGATCATCTGAGCCTCTGGGATGTCCACAGAGTCTAGTGTCCCTTCATCAACTATAGGCTGTCCTTTCTCAGTATGTTTACTTGGCTTCCAGCCTAAATTCATCAAGCGTTCTCCGATCTGCTTACGACTGGCTAAGTTGAAGACAGTCACCTTATCCTTCAGTTGCTTTCCTGTCTTCTCAGACCAACGCTCCTCAACAATCGGCGGAAACACTGACTGCACTTGATCTTCAATAATGCCCATTCGATCTGATAGTTTAGCCTTAAGCAACATAGATGAAGGTATATCCAATTTAAAACCATCTCTTTCCTGCTGTCTGCAAATGATTGCGATTTCGTGTTCCAATAATATACTCTGTGACGGATCTTTCCACTGCTTAAGCTCTGCCATAAGGTGCTTGTAAAGGTCACAAGTAAGCTTAACGTCCTGAATACAATACTCTTGCATTTCTTCAGACCATCCACTATCGAAGTCTTCAAAAGAAAAATCAATCTTCGCATTATTTAGCCTCTGACCCCAAGCTTTCAAGCTGTGGCCTTTTTCTAGTTGTGGATTCAAAAGTCTTGAAAGAATTAATGTGTCTACCGCTTTCGATTTCTGAATCCCAATGTTCCAAACTTTCCGCAACACTGGTGCATCGAAACCAATTAAGTTGTGACCGATGATTTGATCGTATTCCTTTA